AACAATAAGCAAAAGCGTGCAGCTCAATGAGTTGCACGCTTTTTGCGTTTATGGAGTTCATGGTTGCTATGTGTTTTCTATGGGCTTTTTTATCTCTTATTTGCGACATGTTTGCGACACGTCTTATTTGGTGATAAGGTACAACTTAAATTGATATAAACCATTTAAAACGAGAAGAATATGCCAAGAGGAAATTATACTATTCAAAGAAGTTGCGAGGAGTGCGGTAAAATCTTTACTCCTCCCACATTGATGTCAAAGTATTGTTGTCCAACTTGTTCCAAAAGGGCGTACAAGAAAAGGCAAATCGCAAAGGAGAAAGAGGCGATACGTCAAGCATTAGTCAGGCGAATACCATCCAACAAGGGGTATCTGACAGTTAAAGAGTCTGTGCTGATTTACGGCATTAGTAAAGATGTACTTTATCGTATGATACGGCAGGGCTTGATACCATCATACAATTTTGGTCAGCGTCTGACACGCCTTAGTCGGCAGTATATGGATGAACACTTCAAAACAAAGGCTGGCAGTAGAAAGAGAAAAAAGGAAGCATTGTCCTTTGAACCCAAAGATTGTTACACCATCGGAGAGATCGCAAAGAAGTTCCATATCAATGACAGCAGTGTCTTTAAGCACATACGCCGTCATTCTATTCCTACATGGAAAAGCCACTCAACTTTGACCCTTTTGGCCACGCAGAATTATCCCTTTTGGCTAAAATATGATTGACCCCTTTGGCTAAAATAGTGTTGCCCACTTGCTTCACCTATAATTATAGTTTTTTTGTGTAGATTTGAGTACCCTTGTCCTGGTGTAACGGGGGAGAAAATAAAATCTATACAAATGAATAAACGAATCAAAAACATTTTAAGATGTTATGCGGCTGGCATAGGAATCAAGGAAACGGCATCTACGTTTCATATTTCCCGTAATACAGTCCGCAAATATGTCCGCTTATTCCTTTCAAGCGGCAAGAGTATTGAACAGCTTCTTTCCCTGCCCAATGGACAGTTGGATGAACTGTTCGGCTGCACGGATACCCGGCATCGGGAGCCTTCATCCAAAAGGATTGAATTGGAGGCCTTGCTTCCCGGATATGTATCTCGTCTGTCACGCAAAGGTATGAGTGTCCGAAAACTGTTCAAGGAGTACCATACCGAATATCCGGACGGCTATCAGTTGTCTTCCTTCAAACGGATTGTCAGCGAATACAGGTTTCACATTAAGGTTGTCGGTCATGTAGAGCACTATGCCGCAGAGCAGATGTATATTGACTTTGCCGGTGACAGACTTGAAGTTGTTGATGAAATGACGGGCGAGACGAAGAAAGCCGAGGTATTTGTTGCCATCCTTCCGTTCAGCCATTATACCTACTGCGAAGCCGTATGGTCGCAACGCAAGGAAGACCTGATAAAGGCATGCGAGAATGCCATTCAATATTTTGAAGGTGTTCCTGCGGCTATCGTCCCCGACAATCTGAAGGCTGCCGTCACACGAAGCGACCGCAACGAACCTGTCATCAATGATGATTTCGCCGCTTTTGCCGAATATTACGGCTGTGTGGTCTATCCTGCTCGTGTGCGTCACCCCAAGGACAAGGCTTTGGTAGAAAATGCCGTAAAGCTCCTCTACCGTTCCATTTACCTTGATATAGAGGGAATGACATTTTCCAGTTTGGAGGAACTCAATACCGCCATCCATATTTCCTTGCTTGATTTCAATGAAAAGGTGATGGCCGGACGGGAGATGTCACGCAAGGAAATATTCCTTCATGGAGAGAAGGATTATCTTCGTCCGCTTCCCGTGAAACGCTACGTAATGAAAGAAAGGAAACTGATGACCGTGGGAAAGAACTCTTACGTTTCCTTGTTCAAGCACCATTACAGTGTTCCGAAAGAGTATGTAGGCAGGCGCATGACGATTCTCTATGATGCCGACACGGTGGAAATCTATTGTGGAATGAACCTTGTCGCCACCCACGACCGCTGTGACATTCCTTACACTTATTCTTGGAAAAAGGAGCACAACCTGCCTGGTCATTATGGTCCCTATGACAAGGACTTGGAGGAACTCTTTCAACGTGCCTCGGAAATAGACAACATCGTATTGAACTATCTTCAGGAAGTGGAGCGTGTCATGCAATATCCACCCAAAGCGTTCAGGTCATGCCGTGGCATCATGACACTGGAGAAGAAATACGGCCGTGACCGTCTAGTTGCGGCTTGCGCATGTGCGGATCAGAAATTGCAATACGGATACCAAGCCTTGCGCGAGGTGCTTGAACTGGGAGAAGATGTGGATTTCCTTCCTGATGAGGACGGAAAAGTACAGTCCAACGTGACTTCCCAGATTCCATTGACCCACAAAAATATACGTGGACGTGAATATTACAAAAAAGACAAACAATAAAACTATTATTTATGGAAGTAAACAATAAAACAGCTCCCGTTACGGGACAACAAGACCAGAATACCATATCACTGGATTTAATGAACCGTATGAAATTGCATGGTATGGCAGAGGCTTTCAGGGAAAGTCTTGCCGGCACCACTCCGCAATCCATGACTGCGGACACGTTCCTTTCCATGCTCCTTGCACGCGAATGGGACTATCGCTCCCAGGCTGCCATTGCACGGCTCACCAAAAATGCGGCATTCCGCTACAAGGCTTATATTGAGCAGATTGACTATGCCACGAACCGGGGACTGGACCGCAATCAGATGGAACGTCTCGCCACCCTTGATTTTGTGCATAAGGCACAGAACCTTTTCATTACTGGTTCTTCCGGAACGGGAAAAAGCTATTTGGCCTGTGCCCTTGGACACGAAGCATGCAAAAAGGGATTCCGTACCTTCTATGCCAATGCTCCGAAACTGCTCGGTGCGCTGAAAGTCGCCAAAGTAAAAGGTACACTTGAAGCGGAACTCAAGAAGATTGAGCGTTGCCAGCTACTCATTCTTGACGACTTGTTTATTGTACCACTTGACGCCAAAGAGCGTCCCATACTGCTTGAAATTATTGAGGATAGGCATGAACGGAAATCTGTCATCATCACATCGCAGTATCCATCTTCCAACTGGTATGACATGGTAGGTGATCCAACAATAGCCGATGCAATCCTTGACCGCATCATACATACGGCCCATACTATAGAATTATATGGTGAAAGTATGCGAAAATTAAAATCTAAGAAAAACGAGAATTTTTAAAAGGGTAAAATAATATTGCCCCCCAACACCAGGACTTTAAAGGGTCAATCATATAGTACAAAAAGGTGGGCAAATCTTGCGTGGCCAAAAGGGTCAAAGTTGAGTGGCTTTTCCATTAAGTTGGAAGATAAGGACGGTATTCCATTTAGGGTAAGAAACACTTCTGAATTTATACTTAGACTTTACACCACAAACCCAGCAGAGTTTATAGAATGTAGTTTTAAGGGTGGTGATTTGACTGGTATAGTGGAAGAAAAGATAGAATAGATAAGGCGGTTATTAATTCATCTGACCTAGATAAGCTACAATCTGGACTAATCTATTACAGCTACAGCTTTAAAAGTCCTAATGCTATGTTTAATGATGCTTATTATGATGAGGTAGTAAAGGGGCAGACTAATTATTATTTGAAGTAATGGAACTACAGAGAGCAACTAAAGAAGGAGTATTAGAACTGGATAGAATCAGTGCCAAGATTGGTAGTACAGTTAATGCTGTATGGGGTACTATAGAAGGTGATATTACTAAGCAGACCGATTTACAGGATGAACTAAAGAAGGTAAAGGATAGTATTCCTACTAAAGTTCCTGCTGATGGTGGTAATGCTGATACTGTAAACGGACATACAGTAGAATGTGATGTACCTGCTAATGCTAAGTTTACTGATACTGTTTATGATGATTCTATTATTAAGGCTGGCATAGCTAATAAGGTGGACAAGGTATCTGGCAAAGGTTTATCTACTAATGACTACACAACACCAGAGAAACAGAAACTGGCTGGACTTAGTAACTATGACGATTCTGCATTAAGAAAGTATATTGAATCCTTAGAGGAACAGAACAAGCTATTAAAAGAACAGGTAGCAGCATTACAGAATCAGATAGATAATACTGGTTGGATTCTATTGGAATAATGACAATACTATGAGAGAACTAAGAAACTGTAATGAAATTGTAAAGATGGATTCTAGGACTGTAGAAGGGTATGCTTTAGTATTCGGTAAGCAGTCTAGGGATTTAGGTGGCTTTACTGAAGTAATAGAACCTACAGCCTTAGAAGGTATTTTAGAAAAGTCTGATATACTATGCTTACTGAATCACAATGAGGATAGAGGTATATTAGCCAGGTCTAAATACGGTACTGGAAGCCTAGAATTAACTATAGATGATACTGGACTTAAATACAAGTTTGAAGCACCTAACACTGCTTTAGGTGATGAACTGTTAGAAGGTCTTAGAAGGGGTGATATTAGTACTTCTTCATTTGCCTTTACTATCGGTAAAGATACTTGGACTAAGAAGGAAGATGGTAGCTATTTAAGAACTATCAATAGCTTCAAAGAATTATTCGATGTATCACCAGTATATAAGGAAGCATATCCAGATACATCTGTAGCATTAAGAAAGATGCAGGATTTAGAGAGCGAGGATTTAAAAGATTACTTCGCTGGACTTAGAAACAAGGTGGCTTAAATGAACACACTGGAACTACTAGACAAAAAGGAACTGCTTAAAAAGAGAGCAGAGGAAATTATATCTGGTGCTGAGAAGGAAGTAAGAAAGCTAAATGCAGGTGAGCAGGTAGAATTTGATGCACTTACTAAAGAAGTGGCAGATATAGATATTCAGATTAGGAAGATTGAAGAAGATAACCTTAAACAAACAACACATACAACTAATACTATGAAGGAAAAGTTTTCACTTTTAAAGGCTATCAATGATGTAGCCAATAACAGACAATTAGACGAGAGAGCACAGGAAGTAGTAACTGCTGGTATCGCAGAAATGCGCAAGGCTGGTCAGTCTTATAGCGGACAGATTGTACTTCCTATCGAGGAAAGAGGTGATATTAAAGCTACTGTAGCTACAGCAGGACAGGAGAATGTAGCAGAAGATAAGTTGGGTATTCTTGAACCATTGAGAGCAAGTTTAGTATTGGCACAAGCAGGTGCTTCTTATATGACTGGACTTGTAGGTAATGTTTCTATTCCTGTTTATTCTGGTTCAAATGTAGGTTGGGCTGGTGAAGTTGATGCTGCTTCTAATGGCGGTGGTACATTCTCAGAAGTAAACCTAGAGCCTAAAAGACTTACTGCTTATATTGACGTATCTAAGCAATTCTTAATTCAAGACTCTAATTCTGCTGAGGAAATGCTAAAGAGAGATATTGTTTCAGCTATTGCCAACAAACTTGAAGCTACTATTTTGGGTAGTGAAGCTGGTGATGCAAAGAAACCTGCTGGTATGCTTAATGCTGTAGTAGCAGATAGCAATGCTATCACTTACAAGGATATTGTTAAGATGGAAGCTGATTTGGAAGCTAAGAATGTGAGAGGTGATATTAAGTTTATTGTTTCACCTTCTGCTAAGGCTGATTTAAAGACTACTGACAAGGGTACTGATACTGGTAAGTATCTGATGGAAGGTAATGAGGTAAACGGTTATCCAGTTCTTTCTACTTCTGCTGTAGCTGGTAAGGGCGTAATCTTCGGTAATTTCGCTGATTTGGTTATTGGTCAATGGGGTGGAATTGATTTAACAGTAGACCCATATACACAAGCTGCTAACGGTAAAGTAAGACTTGTTATCAATGCTTACTTTGATGCCAAGCCTAGAAGAGCAGAAGCATTTGTTAAGAAGGTTCTTAAAGCCTAATTATAGTCTGTTTAATAAGTAGTAAGCTATGTATATAACTTTAGAACAAGCAAAGAAACACCTGCTAGTAGATGAGGATTTTAGGGCAGATGATATGTACATTCTGGACTTAATAGCTGTAGCAGAGGATTCGGTATCTAAACATTTAGACATAGCTTTAGATGAATTAGAAGTAGGTGGTACTTTACCACCTGCTATAATTCACGCTATGTTACTAATGATAGGTAATCTTTATGCAAATAGAGAACCTGTTAGTTATGGTACAGTAGTTAAGATTCCCTATAGTTATGAATATCTGATAGGACTTTACCGTAAATACACAATTAAATGAGAGCAGGAACATTACATTATCCTATTACCATACAAGAACCTGTAGCTATTAAAGATGGCTATGGTGCTAACTCTATTGATTGGAGAGATGTTATTAGCACTAGGTCTAATGTTACTTATAACAGTGGTAATAGACAGAATCAGAATAATGAAATAGTTCATTCTTATACTGTAACCTTTACTATAAGGCTATATCACAAAGTTAATGAGAATATGAGAATCCTTTGGAATGGAAAGAAGTACAGGATTCTTAGCATAAATCCAGAATTATATAAGCAATCAATAACCATAGTAACTGAATTGATAAATGAATAATATAGAAGTAGATGCCAGACAGGTTACTTCTATGTTTGCAGATTTGACTAGTAGGCAGCAAAGGCAGGTTTATAGAAGTGCTTTGAGAAAGGGTGCTGGTATTCTGGCAACAGAAACTAAAAGACAACTAAGACAGGCTTTAGGTAGGGCGGCTTCCAGTAGAAACTGGTGGAATGGTAGAACTTTAGCAGCAGGGGTTAAATCTAATGCTGACCGAAACGGAGAAGAAGCTAAAGTACATATTATGGGGGACTTTAGATTGAAGTTCTTTGAAATGGGTACTAGAGTTAGAAGAACCACTGGTAGTAATACTGCATCTGTTAGAGGTCGGAATCCAATAAGAAGGCAGAGAGTATCAGCCAATAGAGGTAATATCAATGCGGCACATTTCTTTAGAACAGCTAAAGCCAATAAGGAAAGGGAAATCTTTGATAATATGGATAACCTTATAAGCCAGTCAATTCAGAGAATAGCTAATAGAAACAGACGATGAGTTTACAAGTAGGCAAAGCAATATATAACCTGCTTAGTAATGATGCTAATGTTACTAGCAGGGTACATAATAAAATATATCCCTTAATTGCTGATACTGGTACTACATTTCCCTTTATTGTTTATAGAAGAACTGGTATAGAACCATCTGATAGTAAAGATAGGTTTATCTATAAGGAAGATACTTATGTAGAAGTAGTTATAGCTTCTGATAAGTATAATGAAAGCATAGAAATAGCTGATTTAGTAAAGGATGCCTTACAAGGTAAGAGGGGAATCTATTCTGGTATTAACATACAGGATATTAGAATGACTAATGCAGATGAAGATTACATAGAAGATACGTTCATTCAAAACCTTACATTCAACATAAAGACAAATGGCAGGACAAGTAATTAACGGTGGTGACTTAATGCTATTTATTGACGATAAGTCTATAGCATTTGCCACTAGCCACAAACTAAGTATAAATGTAGAAACAGTAGAAACCACTTCTAAGGATAGCGGTGGTAAATGGGTAGCTAAGGCTGCTAGAAAGATTAGCTGGAACTGTAGTACCGAGAACCTTTATTCTAATGATGGTGAAGGTATGACTTTTGACCAGTTATTCGATAAGCTGACAGCCAGAACACCTATTAAGGCTGTATTCTGTTTAGAGAAAGAATATTCAACAAAGAAAGATGAAGTGCCAGAAGGGGGATGGTTGCCAGCCACTACTGGAACATATTCGGGTAATGTTATTATTACAGCACTTGAAGCCAATGCACCTAATGGAGATAATGCAACATTTACAGCTTCATTTGAAGGAGTTGGGGCACTTGCAAAGACAGCATAATTATAAGCCTTTATATCTCTAGGTTATGGAGGTGTAAAGGCTTTATTATTTAATACTTATTGATATGACTATTAAAGGACAAGACTACAAACTGAAATATACACTTAGAGCCTTATTTATCTATGAACAGATTACAGGTAAGGCATTTGAGCTAAAGACTATCACAGATGAATATCTATTCTTCTACTGTGTCTTAATGGCTAATAATCCAGACAGTCCACTAACCTTTGAAGAACTGATAGAAGCCATAGATGAAGATATGGGTATTATGGTAGAGTTCCAGAACTTTTTAAAGAAGGAACTGGAGAAGCAGCAGCTATTCATTACTAATAATGCGGATGCTAAAAAAAAGTCCTAACCACTAAGGAGATATATTCAGCCTTAGTAATAGAAGGTGGACTAGACCCAGAATATGTACTAGACAAGATGCAGATGTATGAGTTAGAACCATTGATTAGCAATCTACATAGGAAGGACAGAAATAGCTGGGAACAGGCTAGAATGGTAGCTTATGTAATTGCACAATGTAACAGCACTAAGAAGTTAAAGCCTACTGATATAATGCAGTTTACTTGGGATAGTGATACTATAGGAGAAACATCTATTAGTAATGAAGATATTAAGAGATTGAAAGAGAAAGCTAAACAATATACAACACATAATTAAATATGGCTGATTTAGTAACCAGACTATTATTAAATAGTAGTCAATTCGATAACAACATAAGACAGTCCACACAACAAGTACAACAGTTTCAGCAGGTAGGAAGGAATATCACAGCCACTATAGGAAGATTTGCTGGTGTGCTAGGTATAGCTATGACTGCTGGGGAAGCATTTAATGCTGCTGTTAATAGTTCCAGAGAAGCACAACAGGACTGGAATACTGTAGTAGGTACTGCTAAGACTACTGTAGATAATTTCTTTTCGTCTTTATATAGTGGTGATTGGACTGTATTTGAGAATGGGATATTAAATGCTATCGGACTAGCTAAGAGATATACAGAAGCCTTATCTAATGCTAAGATGGCTATGGCTATTGGTGAATCTAAAGCAGATAGATTAGAAGCAGAAAGAAATAACTATGAATACCTTATTACTAAGAAGGGTATTAGTAATGAAGAAAGGACAGCAGCCTATAACACTTACATAGAATTATCCAAGAAGGAAATCTTAGAGAGGGAAAGTAAAAGTAAGTACTTCTGGGAACAGATTCAAGAAGTAATGAAGGCTAAAGGTGTTACTGGTATCAATGATGCTAGGGAAGCACAGAAACTATATGAGAGTTTATTAGACCCGTCTACTAAGGAATATGCAGATTTAGAGAAGTACAAGCAAAGGAAGTCAGATGCTAAAGGTACTAGGAATCTAGGTTACTTAATGATGATTAGCGGTGCTGGTACAGGTGGTGAAGGATTAGACACTTATACTAGAGGTGTTAAAGAACTGGAAGAAGCTACAGATGAGAGCCTAGAGAATATGATTAGATTCCAGAATATCTTTACTTCGGAAGTCGGTGAAGAAGTAAAGGATATGCTAGATAAGGCTATAACCTTTACTGATAAGGCTGGTACTATTAAGAAAGATATGTCTGATGCAGGACAGGATTTAAAGGATGGTCTTAATAATGGAGAGGTAGAATTAAAGCCTGTTATTCCTACTGGTTCATTAGCAGAACTGGATGCACAGATAGCATCTTTAAGAAAGGAATTAAACCTAGCTATTAGTAATGAAGATAGGATAAGAATCAATGCTGAACTAAATGCACTTACTGAACAGAAGAGGGTAATAGAGTTCCAGTACAAATATCCTAATGCACCTATTGGTAAGTTAGATGGCAAACCTGCTGGTTTGGCTGGTATGGTGAAGCCAGAAATACCTACTTCACTTCCTAAGTTTAGTAGCCCTATTACTAATAAGAATATCAAACTGAATAATGATTATGCACAAAGTTTAGGTGCTATAGCTTCTATTATGGGTTCTGTAACCAATATGACCAATGAAGGTGCAGCAGCTTGGTTAAGTTGGGGTGCTAATTTGATTAGTGCTGTAGCAGCAGCTATTCCACAAATTGTAGCATTAACTACAGCCAAGAAAGGTGAAGCTATTGCCAGTGGTGTAGCCAGTGCAGCCCAAACCCCGTTTGTAGGATGGTTGTTGGCAGGTGCAGCAGCAGCGGCTGTAGTAGCAGCTTTGGCTAGTATTCCTTCCTTTAGTACTGGTGGTATATTCGCTGGCAATAGTACTATTGGAGATATGAACCTAGCTAGGGTAAATGCTGGTGAAATGATTCTTAATAACAGACAGCAAAGGAATCTGTTTAACCTGCTTAATGGTAATGGGATTATAGGTTCTGCTGGCGGTGGTCAGGTAGAGTTTAAGATTAGAGGCAAGGAACTTGTAGGAGTTCTAGCCAATTACAATAATAAAACAGCTAAAGTAAGATGAAATATACAGCACAATTCTATGATATAAATGAGAAGCTATACACATTGGAAATAGGTTCTGGAGAAGTGCAGAACATTACTTTATCTGCTACACCATTCATAACCGAGTTAGAAACTTCTGATTCACATTTATATAAACCTTGTAAGTATAGCAGTGCTACTATAGGAATGATTACAGACGATTATAAGTTTGATTTGTATAGTAGTACAGCACAACAGAATAAGGTAGTTCTTAGTAGTGCTAGTGGTATTGTATGGGTTGGGTATGTAACACCCAATCTATACAGTCAAGGCTATGAGAATGAATTAGAAGAAATAGAGGTAGAAGCTATAGATGCACTTAGCACATTACAGTATTATAAGTACACCACTATAGGCGGTAAGAAAGATATAGTATCTTTTACCCAGATTATAAACCATCTGCTTAGTAAATGTAATGCTTATAGTTCTTTCTATATTTCAGATAATACACAATTAAATGCTACATCTGACTTTTGTTTACCTAGTAAGATGTATATCAGTGAACAAAACTTCTTTGATGAAGATGATGAACCTATGACTATGCAGGAAGTTCTGGAAGAAGTTTGTAAATACCTTAATGTAACTGCTGTAGCTGATGGTGATAAGGTTTACTTCTTAGATTATGATGCTATTAAAAATGGAATCAATACTTACTATAGATTTACTTTAGGAACAGAAACACCTACTAAGGTTACTTTGCAGCAATCTAAGGAAATAGAAGCCAGTGATTATGTTGAAAATGGTGGTCAGTTATCCTTAGATAATGTATATAATAAGGTTACTGTTAAAGACAGTCTATACAGCTTTGACAGCATTATACCTAGTATCTGGGATGAGAAGTATTTAACTAACTATGGTGGTAGCTGGTCTTATGTGCAGGAAGTAAATGAAGATGGTAAAGGTGGTATGCACAAATGTTTCTTTAAGTATTTAAAGCATAAGAACTATACTTGCTATTACTATGATAAGAATACATTAAATATGGTATTAGAACCAATGGTGTTTAATTATGGTACAAGCCAAAACTTGGTAGGCGCAACTATATGTAAGGCTTTCTTTGAAAAGACTGATAACTTCAATAAGAAGTACAATGATATTAACTTTACCGATTATGTGTTATTGCATATTCATAACACTTATGACGGTCAGTTAAGACCAATGTTTGAATTGGCTGTGAATGATTCCAATGTGTCATTTATTGGTGGTTCTACCTATCTGATTATTAAGGGTAATTTCCTATTTATGGATAGGGAAGGTGAGATGTATATAATGCAGGGGTATAGCAATAAGAATGATGACTTCAACCCAGACAATCTATATATAGACTGTAAGTTAAAGTACGGTAATATGTACTGGAATGGTATACAATGGACTACTACAGATTCTACTTTTAAGCTTTATTTTGACAATCAAGGACAGACAGACCATTGTATTAACAGAAGTTTCCCAGTAAAGAACAATATTACTTGGGATATGGGGTTAGAAGGTGAAGGCTATGCTATTCCGATGCCTAGTACAAATGAAGTGATTATTGGCAAGCCTACATTTACATTATACCATCCGCACAAGGTGGATAATAGTTATAGATGTGATGCAGTCTGGTTGTCTAATTTTGATATACAGGCTAAAGTTCAGAACTTTCAGAAGGAAGCAGATAAGGATTCTGATACTGAATACAGCAACATTATAAACGAGGACTTTGTAAATGAGATGGATTCAGAAGAATTTGCTATATGTACTTGGGATAATAAGGAATGTAACTATAGTGCAGTTTGCTATAGTGCTAATGGTACTAGCTTTACTTATCTGGATAACGTATATAATAAGGCTACTAAGCAGATGTATAGACTGGAAGAGCATCTTATATATAGACTAGTAACGCAGTATAGTACACCTTCTGCTATTCTGAATCTGAACTTACAGAACAAGTTTAAAGTATATGCTACTATGACTGATAACCACCTTCCTAATAAGAAATTCATAGTAGACAGCATTATTACAGATTATAGATTAGGTAAGCAGGAAATACGGTTAATAGAGAAGAAGTAATATGCAATTTACAAGAACAAACATAAATAAGACATTTCGTAACGGTGTAGTTAATGCCAGTAATGTAGCTGTTACTAATGTTGGTGGGGGAAGTTCTTCTTTAAGTGGGAACTTTCTACCTGCTGTTAATAATGGTGATGGTTCATATACGGTGGATTTGTCTAAAGTATTATTTACTGGCAGCGTTATTAGTGAGGGTGAGGTTACAGCTTATGGTTCGTCTGATGGCAGTGGCAGTACTACAACAGGTGGGGTGACTATTATTGATGGTCTGGATTCAGTGGCTACAGATTGTGCCTTGTCTGCCAACCAAGGTAGGATATTAAAGGAACTGATAGATAATACAGCTGGTGGTGTTACTGCACTGGCTAAACTGACAGACGTATCATTATCCAGTTTGACTAATGGACAGATACTAAAGTATGATGCAGTCTTAAAGAAATGGGTGAATGATACTCTAGATAATACCAAGGTTACTTGGACTAATATAGAAGGTAAACCAGCAGACCTTACAGATACCAATATAGCCAAATGGAATGAACTGGCTAAGAATAATCACATACATACTAATAAGTCCGCATTGGATAAGATAACAGAAGCTAATATAACCAACTGGAATGATGCTAATAATAAGAAGCATACACATTCTAATAAGTCTGTATTGGATGGAATAACATCTGCTAAGGTTACTAATTGGGATGGTGTAGCAACTAACTGGAATAAGGCTTTTTACTTTGATTCCAATGGAGATTTGAAGGTTAAAGTAAATGTTATCGGTGAGAAGGAAGTTTCAGCCTATGGTGCAGGTGCTTCTGGTGGAAGTGGTAGTATTACTATAGTAGATGCTTTAACCAGTACGGCTACAGATGCAGCACTTTCAGCCAATCAAGGTAGGATTCTAAGGGAATTGATTGATAATGTTGGCGGTGGTGTAAGTAGCTGGAATGATTTAACAGATAAGCCAAACTGGATAACTGATACTAAACCTTCTTATAGCTGGTCTGAAATTGGTAGTAAACCTTCAACATTTACACCCAGTACGCATACACATAATTATGCTAGTACTGTTAAGGTTGGTTCAACAAGTTATAATGTTAGTGGAAATACTATCAGCTTACCAGCATATCCTACAGTACCTTCTGCTTTAAAAAATCCTAATGCACTTACTATTAGCTTGAATGGTACTTCACAGGGTGCTTATGATGGTAGTGCTGCAAAGAGTTTCAATATAACAGCAGCTAGTGTAGGTGCAGCAGCCAGTTTGCATAGTCATTCAATTAGTAATGTTAGTGGTTTACAAGATGCCTTAAATGGTAAAGCAGCTAGTAGCCATAATCATAATAGCAGTTATGTATCTGCATTAGGAACTAATGGCAATTACCTTACTTGGACTAAAAACGGTACTACTAATAATATTACTGTTCCTTATGCCTCAAATGCCGATACAGTGGATGGCTACCACCAAGCAGCATTCAGTATGGGCTGGACTGCTTCAACTAAATATAGGGTTGACAGATGGGGAGGTAGTACAGACAAGAACTGGAAGAAGATAGTAACCTATGTTAATACAGGTGGAGGGCAATATCAAAGCTGTAAAGTCAAAGGTACAATCTACTATATAACAGGTAATCACAATCAAGGGCACGTAATAGATATACCATTTGAAGCGATAATGTATGCCTATGGCGGTACTGCAAACTCAATGTTAAATCAAAGTTATCTATACCTTCCTCCTTATTGTACTTGGGATATGATTAGGATAGTACGATATAATAACAACAGTTGGGAGGTACAAGTAAGGCAACCTAGCGATTGGACTAATATAAGTCTTGAATATACAGTAACTAATAGTGGTGGTAGTGTATCGGCAGGTCAGTTTACTAATACTTCTTATTCAAGCACTGTAGCTAACAATTATAATACTAATGTTAGTAGACCTACTTCAAGTCGTGTCAGTAGTGCCGATAAAGTTAATAGTACATTGTCATTTTCAGCAGGTGGTTTTAGTACAAAGTCATTTAACGGCAGTTCCAATCAAACGGTTAATATTCCAACACATACCAGCCATTTGACTAATAATAGTGGATTCATTACTAGTAGTGCTAGTATCAGTGGTAACGCTGGTAGTGCTACAAAGCTACAAACAGCCAGAACTATTAATGGTACTTCATTTAATGGTACTGCTAACATTACTACGGCAAATTGGGGTACTACTAGAAGTATTTATATCCAAGATGCTACAGCTACTAATACCAGTTCGGCAGTTAGTGTAAACGGTGGTGGTAATGCTTATTTGAAATTACCAACTAACATTAAAGTCGGTACACTTACAGCTACAGGTGAAGTGACTGCTTATTCTGATATTAGGCTTAAAACCAGCATTCAGCCATTAGAGAATAGGGGTTACATTAAACCTGTTACATATAAGAAGGATGGTAAGGATAGTATAGGATTCATAGCACAAGAAGTAAGAGAATTATATCCAGAACTAGTTATAGAAGATAATACAGAAGATAAATATCTATCTGTCAATTATGCACAGTATGTAGCAGTATTACAAGCACAGATAATAGAATTGAATAACAGAGTTAAACAGTTGGAGAAATGGCATTATCAAGTACAGGAATAACAACAAGTCTGGTAGGAAATGCAATAGGGAGCAGCAGCAGGAATGTTGGTGCTCTATGCAGTTCCTCACTTATAAATGAGTGGTCTAAATGGAAACCTATATCAAGTAATGTAGGTACAATGACACTAGCGGAATTGAAGAACAGGAATTATGGTATAAGCATACTGTCAGCCAATACACCAGATTCATTGGTGACACAGATAAAGAATAATAGTAATCTGGGATATAAGTATAATAAACCTATAGGCGGTGCTAACAGTCCTTATAGGTTGGGAGATTTTAGAAACTATGACCATTCGGCAGCGATGCCTGTTGGAGCAAGCTATAAAAATGGTGACAGTGTTAATGTTGGTGGTGTTACTTCATCCAATCACGCAAGCTATGAGAAAGTATTGATGGGTATTGAAAATATGGATGGTGGGGATTCTGCAACTTATCTCAGTAAAGATAATCTGTATACAGTTTATGATAATAGTGGGAATAAGATAGGCTTAAAAAGAGGTGCATTAGTGACAGATGGTACAAATACAGTATGGTATAGTGATAAGCTGTACTGGTGGACTACACAGATGCAGAAGTTTAAAGGTAAAACAGTGACAGTATATGAGTTTTATACCAATGCAACCAATACGCCTACTAATGCTTATGTAGCTAATGCCAATGACAGGTTTTTAGCACTGCCAGAACCAGTATATACTATACAGGTTAAGAATGATGTACCAGCAGGAAGCAAGATTGTTAATACTATATGTACTGCCAAATTTACTAACAGTACTAACCAGTATGTAAGTTATGAAATTAAATTTAGTGCAGTTGGCGCGACTTATAGAGGTGGCACGATTACAAATGTTAGAGCAGTATTAAGTAAGGATAGAAATGGGGTTAATGTTATTGCAAGTACATTATTAAGTAATTCTCTCTATATTGCAGATGAAACAACTTCTCAAACATTCACAGGACAATTATATAATAGAGGTGGTTCAATGATGGCGTATTTGTTGATTTATTATAATAATTCAATTCAATACACAACTGGTATATTAGCCGAGATGCCAGATATACAGTAAGTACTTTAAATTTATTAAGACTATGACAAAGAAGATGAAATTAAATGTACAGTTGGTGGTAGCAGCCTTATTGATATTGGTGGGCTGTGGGCTACTGATTGCAGGATTTACAGTAGCACCATTAGGAATTATCCATAGTAGTGTACTGGTAGCTTTTGGTGAAACTTGTACCTTTGCTGGTGCTCTATTCGGAGTAGATTATCATTATAGGGTAAGACAATAAATAAATTTAGCCTGTAGTCCTTTATTGGATTGCAGGCTATTTTATTAGCTTTGCAGTATGGAATATATAGATTACTATTATAAGGAAATTCAGTATTATGCTATAGTTGAAGGTGACAGGTGTTATTCTGTGAAGCCAGATAAATTTGCTACTGTTTGGTTGGCAGGAAACTATGTGCCTACAGTAGACTTTGATACCTTTAATGAGCAGATAGAATTTGATGGGGACAAAGAAGAACTGTATGAATTGTGTTGCTATATAATATATGTAATGGAACAGCATTACTTTGTAAAGCTAAGACCTACATTAGAAGAATTAAATGCTGATAGTTTGGAAGGCATTACATTAAAATACAAAGACGGTTCATCCTTCACATTAAACAGCAGTAGTATTATTAAGGATGTTACTAATGCTATTGGTGCTAGCAAGAATGGGGAATATAAGGTAGATAGTATATGTAAGTTACCAGAAGTAGCTAATAACACCTACATACAAAGTATGTTCGCTGTAGAACTGGCTAACTTCCTGCATTACTACTTTCCTGTAAAGAGGAAGAAGGATAGTCTGGTTAGCACCAATGAACAGGATATGATTCTAAAGATTCTGCATCTATTTAAATTAACACCTTATTTAGTGAAACGAAGTCGATTTAGACAGTTATTAATGGTGGCTGACAAATTCAAGGAGAATCTAAGCTGGGTGAACTTGCAAGGTCAGTTATTACCTGTAACCTTTATAAAGTGGAAGCAGTGGAATACTAATAACTGGCTAGAAGTAGAATATGAAATGCTAAAAGAAGGTGAAACTGTTAGCTTTCCACCTTTAGAAAGTAACAATTAATTCTATGGTAGTCTGTTTAATGAGCTATAACTTTGCGGCATCTTAAAACTAAGACCCCTAGCTATAGGACTAGGTAATAAAGTAAGATGCAAAATCAAATTTTTATCAAAGGTCAATCTATTGACTTAACCGACCGCAAGGTACAGTGTGGAACATTCGGCAAGCAGTTCAAAAGTACTGCTAGTGTCGATGAGTACATTAAGATGTGCGATGACCGTATTAAGAGCTATGAGATGTATATCTCTAACCTAAGAGAGTTGAAGCAGGCTAAGTTGGCAGAGATGGCTAATGGGCACAAGGAAGAACTAAAGGCTATGCTGGCTGCAATGAGTGAAGAAGAAAGAAGTAATTTTATTAATGGTTTAAACGGATGAGTATGGATACACAAACAAAAGAATTAATCCAGCTTTGGAATTTATTGGAATTAGGGTTTGAATTACCCCTTAGATATGCTGATAAAGGAATTATTAATGAAGGTGAGGATGTAGTTATTAATGTTACTGCAATAGCTGAAACTGCTGAACAGTGGAATGAACCTATAGAGCCTAAACAGGTATCTATGTTTGAAGCTGCTGGTCTAGTAGCTGTAGCCAGTTTGGTTAATGATTATATGGAAAAACCTGCTGCATACAAAAGAGGTTCTGTTAATTCATTAGTAAAGCTGATTGGAGATAAGCTATTACAGACTTTTGAAGGGAAACAAGTTAAAATAGATTTTTAAATCAATAGCCAGTTATCGGTAATGGTAGCTGGCTTTAAATACTTATGGTGTATGATAGTAGATAGTATGACTTATGAAGAAATAATATCTGAGTTTAAGAAGGACTGGGGGAATTATTTTCCAAATGTTCTGCCTAGATTTATGAATGATAGCAAGTATCGGAGATATATGCTTAAAGAAGCCAAGGATAATGTTCCTGTATTCTTTAAACCAATAGAACTAACTAGTAAGAGAGGAAATAAATATATTTTACAGATAAACAGTAAAGGTAGGTCTGATTACAAAAGAGGTGGGCTAATGTTTTTATTGTTTATGTACTATCATAGACCAGAAGGTATATATGCAGTAATGAGATGTCCGCAATCTAGCTGGGATTTGAAGGAAGCATCTTATAATATCTATATTCCGCATCTGTTTGATAGGTACAGAGAACGAGAACTACAGGACATTCATAAACCAAAGATGCAGACTATTATAGAGTTCTTTAAGAATAACGGGGTAGGTAGATATATAGATGTGACTAATGATAAGTATGATGATAATATATTCTTCACTACTACTAATGGCGTATTACTAGGAGGTAAGTTAGATGATGGGAATACTTTGTTAAGGACTTATATAACCTTTGATATGCTTAGAGGTGAGCAGATTGATGATAAGGAAAGATTAATAGCTAGAGTAAAAGAGTATATAGAGAATGAACAGTAAACAACATTAAATACTAATAAGTATGAGAATATTAGAAGGAAAAGAATTAGAAGATGCTTTAAAGCAGATGCAAGAATGGGAAGCTAAGAAAGCTAAAGCTATTGAAGATGCTTTCCAAAGAGGGATAGCAACAGGTGAAGATATTACTAATTTATTATGGACTTATACAGATACTAATCTCAGATGGGAACTATTTGCAGACCTTGCTGAGAAGGGCAAACTATCTGATGAAGCCTTTAATAAAGGACTGGCTATAGCTTGGACTGAGGGCAGAGGTACAGGGGATTTTAGGGCTATACAATACTTTATGAGGTGTAAGAAGGAATTAGTGATGAATGAAGAAGAACTAGTCTATTATAATAGTTTGCCCGATAAGGTTACTTTGTATAGAGGTTGCAGTATAGAAGAGTATGAAGATGAAGATGGAGATAGCTGTTTCGGTATTTCTTGGACTACCAGTAGAGATGTAGCAGAGTTCTTTGCATTTAGAAATGAGCAGGAAGATACTGCTGTATATTCTATAGAGGTTGATAAGGAAGATATAAAGGCTGTATTCTTATCTAGGAATGAATTTGAAGCTATATGTTTTGGCGGTGATGAAGCCACTTTGGTTACAGATGAACCAACAGAACTATATACTAATTATATGGAACGAAAGAAGCAGGAACTAGATGAATTTATGAATAAGTAA